TACGGGGCTAATCGTGCCGAGCGCATAGCATCAACCGAACTGGTGGGCGCATCAAATTACGGGTCTATCATTGGAGCAGAATCGACGGGGCTGGACTTAGAAAAAGTTTGGCTTACGGCTGGTGATGACGTTGTTCGAGATTCGCACGAAGCAATGAACGGCAAATTTGCAAAATTAAACGAAGCCTTTTCAAACGGTATGCAATACCCCGGTGATATGAATGGCGGCGCGGCAGAAGTAATACGGTGCAGGTGTACCATCTATCATAGAGTAATCAAATGACATACGATAAATCTAAACAGTTCAAAGATGCTTTTTTTTGGTTATTGGGGGTCTTTTGTGCGGTTTCCCTTACCGCCGCATCGTGGTCATTAAACGAAACGGCAAGACTAACAAGCAGAGTTGATGTAATAGATGACAGCAGATTCACAAAAGAGGATGCTTTGCGCCTAGAAATACAACTCCGCAGGGAAATGGTATCAGCCGTAAATGAGATAAAGGATTGTTTGGTGGCGTTGCAATTTCAGGAGGAATGTCAATGATATACCGCTACAAATACACCGATAAGAAAGGCGGTGAAATTGAGATTGATCACCCGATGAAGGAAGACGCTAAAACCGAACACGCGGGCCGACCAGTTCAGCGCATTTTTGAAGGTGGCCGACACATCATTTTTAAGGGTCAGGGATTTTATTGCACCGACTACAAGGAGCGCACATGAGCAACGACAAACCAGCATACGACGCGGAACGCCAACGCTTTCTCGAAGAGGTGATGCACCTAGCGATGAAAGTTTGGGATGGAGAATTGGCAGAAATTCGCTTGATGAAAAATAGAAATGGAGCGTCTGTATTTTCAACGGAGCGAATGTACCACAGCGTGAAATTGATTAAATGATAAAATAATCCTTATATTCTAAAGTGTAGCGCGTTCCTACCTCTCCGCGCTATAACGATCAGGATAACCGCTTCTGCGTTATTTCTCCGGCGCAGGAGCGGTTTCATCCTACTCAACATAAAATTTCCCACCAACTGGGGCCAATGTTTCGCTTTTTGCGAAGTATGGCCCCTTTTTGCATTTATGGAAGATCCCGGAAAAGTCGAACACGACGAAATTCTTGTTGCCATCGGCGGCGAACTGAAGGCCATCGGCGAAAGCCGCATCGGTGGCATGATTGTCAACTTCACGGGGCCAGAAGACCCTGATCTTGTAGGTGATTATTTCGCCAAAGACACCGAGTTTGGCATCCACGAACAGCTTCCCGTCTACTACGATCACGGTATGAACCCTGCCTTCGGCAAGAAATCCATTGGCATCGGCACGATCAAGCGCATGGATGCGGGCCTCTGGTTTGAAACCGAACTGGACAAAGCCGATGAGTTTGAGCAACACATTCTTGAACTGGCTCGAAAAGGCAAACTCCGTTCATCCTCTGGGGCCGTTGGTCATTTAGTGGATCGCATCAAAGACGGAAACACATACAAAATTACAAGCTGGCCACTCGGCGAATTGTCGCTAACGACCCAGCCAGCGGGAGGCATGGCAACTACTGTAATGCCTCTTAAATCCCTATTTCCAACCGAACCCGATCACGAGACGGAACAGGCAGAGGCGGTTCAGGCCATGACCGCGCCAACCGTAGAGCAAGGCGAAGTTGAAAACACAGGCGGCGCAGAGCCGCAGACAACAGCCAAAGCGGTTGAAGTCACCAAACATCCAATCCAAGAGGATAACATCATGGCCGAAGAAGCCAAAAACACATCCGAGGACGCTTTGAAAAACGTCAACGAGATGATCGAAAAACTACACGCAAGACTTGATGCGACGGAAGCGAAAGCCGCTGAACCTGTTCAAGAAGTCAAGTCAGTCGTGGAAACAGGAGCCGCGCCTACAATCATTCGCAATATCGGTAACAGTCAGAAAGCCGCGTTTGGCCATTGGCTACGCACCGGAGACGTAGGCGGCGTCAAGCATTTGATTACAGGCGAAAACCCTACTGGCCCAATCGTTGAAATCAAAGCGTCAAATGCGACCGACATGAATATTGGTACGTCAGCCGATGGCGGTGCGACAACCACGGATGATATGTTCGGGACAATTATTCGCCGCCGTGACGAAGCATCGATTGCATCACAGCTGGGCGTTACTTCATTCACAGGTACAGGCACTACGCTTGATGTGCCGATTGACAATGAAGGTGACTCTGAATTTGTTTCAACAGCAGAAGCCGCCCAGTACGATCAGGATGCTCCGGCAATCGGTCAACTCGTACTGACAAAAACCAAGTATTCCAAGCGGACGTTGATTTCTAACGAACTGCTTGGTGATTCTTCGGCTGATGTGATGAATTACATCATGGATCGTGTTGCGCTGGGTTATGCAAAAACCGAAAATGAACTGCTAATAAATGCGGTGAAATCAGGTGGAACGCAGTTCAAAGCCCTTGCAGGTGCATCAGCAATCGCCGTTGACGAACTCGAAGATGTTGTATACAACGACGATAATGCGTTCTATCTGGACGATTCGGGATCTGTTGCGTGGGTGATGAAACCATCAACGCTGAACGCTATTGCGAAACTGGACGATGCTAACACGCGTCGCTACGTTACCAACACGCAGGACACACCGGGGCCACTCGGCTACCGCGCAGTCTTGTCGAACAAGTGTGACACAATCGCAACAGGCAACAAGCCCGTCCTATTCGGTAACTGGCGTTATGCAGCGAAGTTTGAAGATCCAACACTTCAGTTCCTGCGCGATCCATTCACCCGCGCAGATTATGGCCAGGTCAGGCTTCTTTGGTACTTCCGAACCGCTTTCGGAATTACACAAAGTGCGGCACTAGGCTACGCTGAAAACGCATAGAAACGAAGCCTCTCAGCCCCGTAAGGCTGGGGGGCAATGTTTTGGACATTACCCAAAAAGCGGCTTAAAAAATGACATTGACCGTAACTGTTGCCCCAGCATCCGAGCCGATTTCCACAGCCGAAGCAAAGGAATGGTTGCGTATTGACACGGCAGATTCAAGCCAAGACAATGTGTTGGCCATCCTGATTACCGGGATTCGTAAGCGCGTGGAAAATGCGCTGAACCGCACGTTGATCAACACTACGTATTCGCTTGAATTGAATAGTGATGAGATGATTGGGATGATAGAACTTCAGCGTGGCCCCGTCTCATCTATTACCAGCCTCACGACCTATAACGATTCATCTGGATCAGAAGTCAGCACAACGGTCAACGCGACAAATTATCAGTTGATAGGATCTCATTTACTGGTTGAGCGCAATGATGGATGGGATTTAGATAGAACTTATCGGGCTGGAACGGTGGTCTACGTTGCAGGCTACGGCGCATCTTCAACCGATGTGCCATATGATATCCGGATGGCCCTTCTTGAAATGTTGGCCCTGCGCTATGAACGACGCGGCGATGAAGACCGTGATGAAATAAAATCTAGGGAAGACCAGCTTTTTGACGATCTATACCACTACAAATTGATCACATGATTGGGAGCCGCCGCCATCTTATTACAATACAGAAGAATACGCCCACGAGAGTAAAAGGCGTAAAAACGGATGTATGGAGCAACGTGGGCAACTTTTATGCTGAAGTTAAATCCATAGGCAAAAGATTGTCATTTAGTGGTAATGAAATACAGGTTGCCAATCAGCGGAAAATGGTGTCATCCTATGAGGTAAAAATCAGATACCGCACAGGCGAATCAGATTCGACAAGCACAAGTCAACGTGTTTTATTTAATGGAAAAGCATTTGACATTAGAAGCGTTTTGCATCCAGAACCACGCCGATCATTTACAATAATGCGCGTTCAGGAGGTGGTCACATGATTCATAAGCTATGGAGACGCGCACAGGTACAGGAGCGTAGCTTAACGCGCGTTCAAGGCGTTAAAACCTCAGATGGGTGGTCTACTATCGACACGGTGTACTGCTCGTTAAAACCGCTGTCAGCGCGTGAATTGAGAATCGCCGATCAGAACGGTGAAATTGTCGATCATGAAATATGGATGCGATACCGCAATGATTTGGGAGACAGCAACACCGAACTGCTTCCCCGTCACCAGTTAATCATTGATGAACGCACTTTTGACGTTAGAAGCGTAGAGAACGTGGACTTCCGAGACGAATGGACACGTCTAAAAGTTGAGGAGCGCACATGATAACATTTGACGATAAACGGGCGCGGGTAGATATAAAAAGGTACAAAATGAAGGTCAGCGCAAATGTGCGCGATGCCGTGAACGAAACCGCCATGAATATCGAACGTAAAGCAAAACAAAACATTTCTAATTATGGCACGACAACCCGAAAAGACGGAAAAAAACGCACCATTCTGATTGATACCGGATTGATGAGGGCATCTATTCACATCGGATTCAATCAAAACTTGTCTGACTTGAAAACATTTGCTGAAAAAACAAGCAAAAGCGTTGCAAGTGGTGTTTCACAAAGCCGTTCAGCCACAGCAATGACCAATTCTAAAACAGCCGCCGCCGTTGCCGTTGGTGTCAAATACGCTAAAAGTCACGAACTAGGCATTGGCAACCCTAAAAGACCGTTTTTATTGCCCGCCGCAGAAAGTGAACGCGCTGCACATCGCCGCCGCATAAAAGAGGCATTGAAGAAATGAACATCCAAAATCTCGTACAGGATGCCTGTTTTGACAAATTAAACGCGGCCAGCCTCGCCGTATACGTAGATGTTGATGATTCGGACGCGCTACCGTATACCGTCCTGCGTGTCGGCAATGTCAGCGAGGGATTGATGATGAGCAAGACCCACGACGGGTTTTCCTGCGTAGCCTCAATGGTCTCGTGGTCAACATCACCAAACACGGCACAGGCTAACGCCGCCACAGGTGTCTCGGCTCTGCTCGACCGGGGCGTAACGTGGTCAATCGCAGGCTTCACCGTTTCGATGGTGCGCCTGGAGTTCATGGGTGACATTGAAGAGGATGCTTCGCGCCCAAATGATACGTACTGGGCCGTTCCCTACAACGTACGCTTTGAGGTTGAGGAACAATGATCACAGCCTTGTTGATATTGACAACATTTTTTTTGACCTCCTACTGGTTCTACGTGGTGTACAAATCGGAGGAATGGAGATGATACAAATAGATACAAATTGCGGCCAATTTTTGAAATACAAAAATTTCATGGCCGTGTGCTTCAATTCCAAATTGGAATTGGATTTTTTCATTCCCGGCATACGGGATTTTTCAAACAAAAAAGAACAACACAATGGCTAATTTAGCAGGCCGCGCTTATCTGTGCTATGCCGGAACGTCAGCACCTTCAGCAGCCGCAGACAATGGAGATGCTGCTTATGCGTTAGTTGGGAAAGCAACTGACATCAGCATCTCGCGCTCACGAAACGCAATCGACACATCAACGAAAGACGATGGTGACAACAGTTCATTCATCTCAGGTCGAAGAAACGAAACGGTTTCAATCTCTGGGCTTTTTGATCACACCGAAGACGCAGGGTATACTAAACTTTCTGATGCTTTTGAAGCATCTTCGGGTACGGTTTATTTTCTCGTTACATCTGCTACGACTGGAGATACCGAATGGCATGGAAGCGGCGTGATCACCGATCTGTCAACATCGTTTGCAGATGAATCTGCTTCAACGTTCACGGCAACCATTCAGGTTTCGGGAGCATTTACGGAAGTTGCTGGATCGTAAAAACCAGTTATGAAATAAGCTCAACAAATGAGCATTTATATTAAATCATAGGTCAAAAAACTGACATGAAAAACAATCATCCTGAAACGCTCGAAATCGAATTGGACGGTGAAACCAAAACCATCAAGCTCGGCCCTGCCGCGTTTAGATTGGCAGAGATACGCCACAAGATTACTTTTTCAATGGCCGATTTATCGAATCCGACACTCGCAACGCTGGCTCAACTGGCGTATGTGGGATGTCTACCCGATGATCCAAAATTGAAGGAAACCGATTTTGTTATTTCAATGGCAAATTCCAACGAGGGAAAAATCATTTCCTCTGTTGGGGTCGCACTACAACGCATGACGGATGGTCTGACCTTCGGCGAAGACCAGAACGCGGGTGGTGATGATGAGGGAAACGACAAGCCGGGGAAGTGATTTCCTCGGCTTCGTTCCCTGATTTTGATCACTCGACGGGCGTTGTGCTTCACTTCTGGGCATGACACCTGCCGAGGTTGATCAATGTTCTTTCCGAGATTTGAACGCCATGATGCGCGGCGCATTGTTACACCAGCGCGATCAAAACGAAGACAACTGGCGGCGCACCCTCACGCTATCACAGGCGATCATCAACACCGTTTCGCGCAAGCCAAAGCCACTTGATGCCATGTGGCCGAAGCAGGCGGTGAAGAACACAGAGACGATGCCGCTTGCAGAATACCGAGCATGGCGCGATGATGCCCTGCGCAAAATAAAAAGAAAATAATGGCTGTTCTTACAACGCTTGGAATCAAAATTGATGCTGATTTGTCCGGCTTTTCCAAAAAAATGGACGGGCTGACAAGCAAGTTAAAAAACACCGGAGAACAATTGAAAGGCGTTGGGAAGTCGATGACAAAAAACGTCACGGCTCCAATCGTTGCAATCGGGACAGCATCTGCGGCGGTAGCCGGGACATTTGAAACCTCACTTACTAAAATAAATACTCAAGTTGGTATCAGTAAGGAGCAGGTTGGCAAATGGAAAGACGAAATAAAAAAACTAGCTCCTGTCGTTGGCGTTGGGCCTGTTGCGTTGTCGGATGCTTTGTTTGTTGTGGCTTCGGCGGGTGCTGATGCAGAAGAGGCTTTAGGAATCGTAGAAGTCTCGGCAAAGGCTTCAGCCATTGGGTTGGGTGACACCGAAACCGTAGCTCGCGCAGTTACAGCGGCTATGACCACCTATGCGGATTCAAACCTTACGGCTGAACAAGCTACTGACAAACTTTTAGCAACAGTAAAAGCCGGTAATTTAGCCGCTGACGAATTAGCTCCAACGCTAGGAAAAGTTATTCCTATTGCCGCAAGTATGGGCATCAGTTTTGACGAGGTGGGCGCAAACATTGCCACGTTTACCCGTTTGGGTGTGAGCGCATCAGAATCAACAACGGCTCTGAAAGCAACATTGTCAGCCCTTCAAAAACCTTCAAAGGCCGCAGAGGAAGCGGCTTATGGTCTTGGAACGTCATTTGAGCAAATCAGGCGAAGTGTGCGCGAAAACGGGTTGGCTTCAACGATGAATGACCTAATCACGTTGACTGATGGCAATTCAACCACATTGTCAGAACTAATTCCAAGTGTTGAGGGTTTGGCAAGTGTATTGGGTACAGCAGGCGCACAGGGCGAAGAATACGAACAAATTTTGCGTGACATTCAATCGTCAACGGGCTTGGTGGATAAGGGATTTAAGGAAGTTTCCGAAACTTCAGAACAGAAAATGAAGAAATCAATGGCCGCTTTGGCAGTCGTTGGCGTGAGCATCGGAGATAATTTACTGCCCATATTGAGTAGGGCGGCAGATTTCGTTACCAATTTGGCTAATCGTTTTGAAAATTTATCTCCTGAAACTCAAAGATTGGCTGTTGTTGTCGCGGCGGTAGCGGCGGCGATGGGGCCTCTTGCCGTTGGCATCGGTTCTGTAATGGCCGTTATGTCTCCGCTTGTTCTTGCCATTGGTGCTGTTGTGGCGGCAGGCGCAGCTTTGATTTTGAACTGGGATGAAATAAGATCATGGGCAGAAACCAATTTCCCAGAAATCGTGGCTGGAATAACTACTGCTTTTGGCGTACTTGTAAGCACATTTGAATTGGTTTGGAATAATATCACGACCGTATTCAAAACAGCATTTACGGTAATTTCCAACCTGTTTGCTTTTTGGTACAATATCTTTTCCCTTGATTTTTCTGGTGCGTGGGAAAATGTAAAAAACATTTTTGGCGGCGTTTGGCAAGGCATCAAAGATATGTTTGCCAATTACCTCAACGCCATAAAAGATTTGATGCCGGGATTCTTGAAGGATTGGCTGGGCATGACGGACGAGGTGGCAGGCGGCACAGGCGTTGTTGAAGACGCGCTTGTTGACCTCGAAGAAACAACAACAACAACAACCAATACCCTTACAGGATCAGCGGGGTTGGCAGAAGGTTTTGAAAAGGTAACAACAGCGGCAAATGATACAACAGCAGCCGTTGAAGGGTCAGTAAGTATTCTAAACGGTTTGGAAACCCAAATTTCCAAAATACCACCGCTAAACCGCGAGTTGATGGAATCGGCTCAAAAAGTTGAAGTGGCATTTGGTGAAGCGAACACAGTAGTTCAGCGAACCACAAATGTGATGGGCAAGGTAGAAACGTCATTCAAAGGCGTTGGTGATGTTGCCCTTAGAACTACAACAAGCGTTGAAGATTTGGGTGAGGAAACAGAGGTTTCTGCCAGCTTAATGAATTACAGTTTTTCACAAATGGCTTATGGCTTAAAGGAATCTTTTGGGGCAGGTGGAATTGGCGGGGTAATGGATCAGTTGAAGGGCAATTTGGGATCTATTGGCAAAAGACTTTTGACAATGGCAACAGATAACATTCCCGGACTAGGTACTGCGCTTATGGTGGCAGGTGGCGCAATGAAGCTTTTTGGCATAGATGCTAACAAGGTTATGGATGGTGTTAAAAATACCATTGGGAAAGTAGGAAAAGCCATTGCCGACATTTTTACTGGTGGCAAAAAAGCGAGAGAACGAGCCGATGCCATCAAGTCGTTTACGGATCAAATTGCAGGAATGGGTCTGGATTTGTCAAACTTAGGAATGACAGGAAAGGCAGGCATTAGATCGGCGATGACTCCTTTTTTGACTTCGGGTGTGGCATCATCTGAGGACTTACTTGGTGCGCTCGGCTTGACAATGGGTGATTTAGGAATCAGTCTTGCCGATTCGTTGGGCAGAATGTTCACCGACCTTTCAGATAATAGTGGGTTTCAGACTGATCTTCAACGTGCCGCCGCTGCCGTATTTGACGGAACGCTGGCTGAAGTCACTACTGATTTCGGAAAATCTTTCAACGAAGTAATAAACCAATGGGCTGGTATGTTTGGCGTGTCCGTAAGCGACATAAACGCAATGGTGCAAACGTGGACAGCAAGCGCGGCAGGTGGAGCAGGTTCAGGGCTGGTCGTTGATCCTGATGGTGAGTTAATAGGCGGGGATGGCTTATCAAAAGTAGGAATGGATTTAACAGATTCCTTTGGTGGCCAAACAGTCAACGTAATTTTGGACGGTCAAACCATCGCTTCGGCTACGTTGCCACATATGGCGGCCGAACTTGAAGTGAGAGGCACAAGCTACTAATGCCGATACTAATTGTAGACGAATCAAGTGCGGATGTAGATTACGTTCGGAAATCGCTGACAATACAGGATGCGGTTACCGGGCGCGGAACGCTTACATTTACTCACATTGGCACAAGCGCACCGCTCGATTGGGGTCAAGATGTTTTTGTGCGTGATGTTACGGATGAAGATTTGGAGTTTGTCGGCGGCGGCATAATTACGTTAGTGGGTGGCGGTGCAATAGACCTTTTCGGTTATTCGTTGATTTGGGCTGGGACAACGGAATCTGTGCAAGAAACAGATATAACCGTTGGGAGCGCGGATCAAATTGCGTACAGATATACCTGTATTGATTTTAGTCAACTAGCGGCGCGGCAAATCGTTAGCGCAACGTATACGTCCACCACCGCTGGGGCCATTGTTACCGCCCTAGCTGGTGATGCTTTTATGACCAATTTGGGTGTTTCAGTTGGCACGATAGAAACAGGCGCAATCATCGAATCCATTACGTTTAATTACCTGACGTTGGAAAGTTGCTTGGATGAACTAACGGAAATGAGCGGATTCCAATGGGACATTGACAAGGATAAAAAATTGAATTTTCGGGCCGTTGATTCCGTAGCGGCGGCATTTGATTTGACAGCATCTAACAAGCCCTATGAATCCATCACATTTTCTCGCTCACGCGGCGCAATGGTCAATGATGTATATATCAGAGCAGGAAATCAGGTGTCTAGTGACACGACCGTAGAGGTGCAGTTGGGCGATGGAAACAGACGAGCATTTGCGTTGCCGACAGAACTATCGGGCGAACCGACCATTGAAATTGACATTGGCGCGGGATATGTCAGTCAAACGGTAGGCGTGAACGGCGTTGATTCTGGCGTAAATTGGTATTATAACATAGGAAGATCAACAATCGTTCAGTCAACTTCAGACACCGTTTTAGGATCTACCGACAAAGTACGCGCAACTTATTTTGCCAGGTTTCCGGTGATTGTTAGGGCTACCGATGAGGCATCTATTGCAAGTCGCGCCTCTGTTGAAACAGGAGCCGGAGTATACCAGCGCGTCATTGATGCAACGGACGTTGAAAGCGCGGATGATGCTAGATTAAGGGCAGATTCGGCATTGTCTCAGTACGCCAACGGGCGGCTTCAGATGACGTACACCACTACAACTGGCGGTCTTGAAGCGGGGCAAAGCCAATTAGTAGCCCTATCAGCGCACAACGTGAACACAAGATTTTTAATTGAGCAAATCAGCATTTCGATGTTGGAAAACGGAACGCTTCGTTATTCTATCACGGCCGCCGCTAATCAGACGGTGGCGAGCATGAGTTTTTGGAAACAAAAATCTAGACAAGACAGAAAATTTGTTGTGCGTGATAATGAAATAGTTGATTTATTGCGCACTCTGTCCGATGATCTTACATTGTCGGATGCACCGACCGCCACAACCTACGCAGGCGCGTATACAGTAAACGGATTAAACACTTATGCAAATCTCTTCCATGTCGGTTAAAGGTCACGTTTCGGTGGAAGTTGTCCACGATGATGGGCGGCGTGAAACCATTAGCCAAAATAATGTGGTGACAAATGTGGGGCGAAATCAGTTTGCCGCTCTCATTGCACAAGATAGCTCTACCTTTCCCGGTTGGATTGCCATAGGCACAGGGACAGCAGCTGCGGATGTAACGGACACAACTCTAGGAGCAGAAGTAGATCGCAATGCGCTTGTCTTGGACACATCCTCGGCGGGTGTCATTACGTACAAGGCTTTTTTCTCGAAGTCGGAAGCCAACGGCAACACGATAGCCGAAGTTGGATTACTGGATGCGGCATCATCGGGCAACTTGTTTTGTCGATCTATATTATCTTCGACGGTGGCAAAGACCAGTTCGATTTCGCTGAACATTACTTGGACAATTACATTGGCTGACGCATAATGAGTACCACTATTTTTCCCGAATCAGGCGATCAGATTACCGAAGCGGCGTGGTCTACGCAGAACCAAGCCCTGACGGTTGCTGAACGCTACCGCGTCAGCGGCTACACCCTATCGGCAGGGACGGGCCTCAATGCTGATGTGGCGGCTGGAACGTGCGTTGTCAATGGCTACCACATTGTTAGCGACGGAACGCAGGCGGTCAGCGTCACAGCATCTCAGACCAATTACATTTGGCTTAACGCCGATGGTACACTCTCGGCCAACACGACAGGCACGAACCCCGGATCTGAATTGCTACTGGGTACAGCCGTTACCGATGGGTCAAGCGTCACCAGCGTTTCGCACACGTACAACATCGCTAACAGCCAAAACGTGCTGATCATCAAGCCAAGCGATGAGACGCTGAACAACTCGAACACCTTTCAAAACGATGACGATTTCCAGTTTGCGGTTTCTAGCGGTGATCAATGGGAGATCCGCACGATTTTAATTATTGACAATCCCGATGCGTCAGCGGATTTTAAGATGCAATGGGCTATATCTGGCGGATCGTTGACCGAATACACAACCATTCAAGCTGAAATTCAGTCAACCGCGTTTCATACGTCGGGTGATGGAACGATCAACTACGGCGGCTCAGTTACCGATAAGGTGGCCATTGTGGATAGTATTATATTCGTCGGCACAGGCGGCACGTTGGCCCTTCAATGGGCGCAGGGAACAGCTTTCGCAGGCAACACCGTTGTCAATGCCAACAGCGTAGTTATTGCGCGGAGAATAATAGGATAATGGCTACTACTGTATTTCCCGAAACAGACGACACCGTAACCGAAGCGGCGTGGTCGGCGATGATTGCCGCCCTTGATCGTGGCTCGCTGGATGTGCTGAATGCTCCCACGCCTGAAGATGGCTATGATTCGGCGCGGCTCTCCTTTGATTACGATGACACCGCATCCCTTACGAACGACACGTTGCAGGATATTGCAAGCGTCAACATAGACAAGGGCCAATGCTACGCGGGTACGTTTAATTGCGAAATCGAAAACGATGCCGCGACAAGTGATGACAATTTTGTTTGCGCGGTCACCGTACCAACAGGCGTGAGGGCTTACATTTACGGATTTCGGAAGCAAAATTTTTCCACCAATGACGTGGTTAGCTTTGCGTTGGAAAAAACAGCCGTGACAGATGACAATATCCTTTCAATTTCATTTTCAGCGTTTGTTGGTGAGGTGCAGAGCTTGCGCCTTACGCTTGTTTTATTCGGCGAATCAGCCAGCGGAACGACTAAAATTCAAATGGCTAAAAGTGGAAACTCGTACCCCGCTGAATCCTACGAAATTACAAAATCACGGCTCTCATTGCGCCGCATCTGGTAAAATTTATGTCTACTGTACCCAGTTTATCCGAAAACACCGCACCCGACGGAACGGATGTTATTTACTCCACCGATGGCACGAACGATGAGAAGGTTCAGATCAAAAACCTGTTGAAAGGTAGCGGGGCCGAAGTACCCGCCGCCAAGATTACCGGGACGGTGGCCCATGAGCAAGGCGGTCTTGAAGCCGATGTTTCGGCGTATAGCGGTTTAGTTAAGATCACAGGCGGGGCCACGTCTGCCGTGGCCGCACCAACAGGAGCAATTGTCGGCACGACCGATACTCAGACGCTGACCAACAAAACGATAGGAGCTGCAACGATTTCAGGAACGATTGCGGCGGCTGACAATAACTTTGAGCGAGTAGAGCTAAAAGACTACGCCGTTACGTTTTCAGCAATCGGCAACACAGGATCTACACAGACCTTTGATTTAGAGACTGCTAACGCTTTTTCAGCTACCCTTGATCAGGCTTCCGCGTTCACCTTTTCCAACCCACCTGCTACGGGCAACTTTGGCAGTTTTGTATTGGAGTTGACCAACGGTGATGCGTATGCAATAACATGGCCTGCATCCGTTGACTGGGCTGGTGGCTCGGCTCCAACGCTTACCTCCTCTGGCGTGGATATATTAGCCTTCGTCACCCGTGATGGTGGTACGACTTGGCATGGGTACGTAATGTCCACAGACTCGAAATAATATGATTATTCCATTTTCAGCAGAAGCATCAGGTGGCGGTAGCGGTGGTATCGGCAGGGGTTTATTCTTTGGCGGGTACGCAGGAGCTAGCTACCCAGTAAAATCAATTGATTACGTTACTATTGCTTCAACAGGAAACGCGGCAGACTTTGGGGATATGCTTTTTTCTGGCGCACTATATGTGCATGGATGTGCATCATCCACAAGAGGAATAATAACGGGTGGTGACCAAAATAAGGGATTGATTGAATACGTTACGGTTGCTTCGGCAGGTGATGCCACCGATTTTGGAGACTTAACCGTTGACAGGTATGCCTGTGCTGTTCTTTCATCATCAACGCGAGGTTGCGTTCGTGGTGGATATGACGGAACTGGGGGGACAGGCTTTCTCAACACGATTGATTATGTCACCATTGCTTCGACGGGTAACGCTACTGACTTTGGAGATGCGATTGCAGCAGTGGGGTACGGATCAGGATGCGCGTCACCCACTAGAGGGATAATGTCGGCAGGAATAACAACTAGTTTTGTTAATATAGACTCAATAGAATACATCACTATTGCATCAACAGGCAATGGAACGGACTTTGGAGATCTGGGCAATAGTGGGCCGATAGGGGGTAGTGCCAGCAACGCAACGCGGGGGTTAATCGTTCACGGAAAATCCAACAATGTCGTTGAGTATATCACTATTGCATCAACTGGCAACGCTACTGATTTTGGCGATGCGTCAAGTTCGTTGCAGGAGCACCCTGCCGCGTGTGCAGATGCTACCCGCGCCCTTGTTGCTGGCGGTCAAGCAGGGGCGTATTTAGATACCATAGAGTATTTTACGATTGCCTCAACAGGCAACTCCACCGATTTTGGGGATCTTACTACGCCATACGCTTACTTTGGGGGTTTATCAGATGCACACGGAGGACTTGGATAATATGCACGAATTACAACAGATAAACGCCGCCCTGCCCGAAGTATATACGGGCATTATGGAGCAGATTGAAAGTCGGCTACCAGAGATAAGGTATGAATCGCGGATCTTTAACAAGTCAGCTTCGCAACTCAAGACGGTGACGCTGGATATTAAAGACCTCACGCCAATATCGACAGCAAAGCACATTATGGCATCTATTGCCCGCACACGTGCCGCGCTAGAAGAATCATATATCTCGGTTCGGCGCACAAGGGTAGACATTGAGGAAGCGTTGCACCTTGCATCTATAACGCTAGACTTTGACCACGAACGTCATCTTATTGACGCAGACGAAGGGCAAAACAAACTTGACGGTATAGAAGAAGCAATGGGCGGAGCGGTGCGTAAGCTCTCTCACCTGATTGCACAGTACGACGCAATTCTTGAGTATCTTGGCGTTGATGTTATCACGGAGGAAATGTACGAGCAGGATCAAGCCAGATGCCACGTTATGACAGCCTTTGCACAAGGGCTATCTGCGGCAAGGGCAAGGGGTGGAGTGATTGACGAGGGCAACATGATATACCTGTTTGATCTAGGCATTAACGGTGCAATGGCACAGGCTGAGATCATGGATCTGCTAAAACAGGAAGATCTACTAATTCAGGATGGCATGGCTCCCACTCACGACCACACCCGCCAATGGCTAGAGCAGATAGGAGACAAGTACCAGCAATTTGTTGTTGATGGTGCGCGTAACAAAGGATTGATACCATACAACGAACAAGCCCTAATTTTTGGACAAGCAGATGAATAGAATATACTTGACAGCGGAAGGTGTAACGATTGGGCTGGGAACGCAATCTTTGCGGAAGCACTTCAACGCGACGATTCCAGACCCGCCAAAACCTTCTGACCTTGCGTTCCTGAATGTTGTGTGCGCTGACGTTCCGCCAGAACCAAAGTCAATAGATACCACCTATACGCTATCAGCAGCCGTTGTTGATGGTGTCGCGGTGGTCAAATGGGTTGGTACTCCACGCTCGTCAAAAGACACCCAGCAACGCCGAAAAGAATGGGACACCCAGTCGGTAATTCAGGTTAAGGCTGAAGCTGGTAGACGCATAGACGCGATAGCCTCATGGTGGAAGCAGATAAACGTCGCAAGGGAAAACCCTAGTGATCCTATCTTTAGCAAAATTGACGATGTAAGAAAGAAGTCAGATCAGATTGAAGCGCACTTGGCTACGCTAACAGATGCTGAAGCGGGTGCGTATGACATAGAGAATAGTCCGCTTTGGGATTAGTCTGATTGTTATTTGAAACAAAAAAGGTAAAGCACGTTGGCAAATCATAACTGGTCAGTAAAAGCGTTGAGCAGAAATGTCCACGTAATAACTGTTTTAGCAGACTGGAGAAGACCGGGGTTTGAATTTGATGCCCTTCTGACTTCCGATTGGCATTATGACCACCCAAAATGTAACCGAACATTATTAAGGAAACACCTCGGCCAAGCCTTAGAAAAAAAGGCTCCCGTATTTTGCAACGGTGACGCTTTTTGTGTTATGCAGGGTAAAAAGGATCGGCGGGGTAGCAAGGGCGATGTCAGGCCCGAACATATGGTTGCTGATTATTTTGACGCGGTTCCGCGATCAGCGGCTGAAGAGCTTGCCGAGTTTGTTCCCGTATTAGCAGGGTTTGGGTACGGTAATCATGAAACGGCAATCATAAAGCACAACGAAACGGATGTGCTTCGGTCATTTGTGTCAACGCTAAACCAAGAACACGGTGCAAAAGCGTTTTTAGGTGGGTACGGCGGCTGGCTTTTCTTTCGATTTGTGAACCCCAAAAATCCAAAGGAAATAATGACCAAACGAATGAAGTATTTTCATGGTTCTGGCGGCGGCGGAATCATGTCAAAAGGTACGCTAACCAATGTTCGGCAAGCGGCGATTTATCCTGATGCTGATATTGTCCATAAGGGTCACATTCATGAGTTGTGGGAAATGACTCTGATGCAGGAAAGCGTTACCTCTCAGGGGCGCGTATACCATAAGACACAAAAGCACATCTGTACGTCGGCTTACAAAGAGGAATATGGGGATGGCGCAGAAGGTTGGCACATCGAACGCGGCGCACCACCAAAACCGCTAGGCGGTTATTGGCTGAAATTTCAGGTGGACAAACGAGCCAGGGCGCAGGAGATGTTTATATCAGCTACTCAAACCGTTTGATGCGTTACATATACCCCACAGAGGCCACAGGATCGCCGCAGACGAACGCAAACATTTTTTCCATACACTGATGTGGAAATGTATTGGCGTTGACTACGGTCAATTCCTAGTGTTCTGCCGCGCATTTCTACTTGGTCGGCGTGTTTGCTTGACCTTCGCTGACAAATATACCCCGCGTCTTT